TTACACAACTTTTAATTCTTTTATATTGTCAAGGTCAGACATATCCATACCTTCATATTTTTGAGTAAATTCTTCAAGAGATTCTTTTCTTATTTTTAAACTGCCAAGCTTTAATCCAGGCAACAACCCCTTATTAATGAGATCATATACGATATGTACATTCACTCCAAGTAACTGAGCCGCTTCTTTAACGGTATATAATAATTTTTCTTTATTTTCCATAATTATGCCTTTCCAGTAGAGCCAAATCCACCTTCACCTCTTGCAGTGTCAGACAATTCATCCACTTCATTAAATTCAAACTGTGTAACAGGCTGTATAATTATCTGTGCAATCCTATCTCCGCTTGTTATTACTTTTGTTTCATTGCTCTGATTATATAAAGCAACCATGATTTCACTACGGTAATCGGAATCAATTACCCCTACTTTATTTGCCGGAGCAAGTCCACGTTTACAAGCCATTCCGCTTCTTGCATAAATAAGACCGACATAACCTGTTGGAATTTCCATAGAGAGTCCTGTACCGATAAAAGCTGTTTCACCCGGAAGAATTTCAATCATATTTGTATCATTATGTACAATAGCATATAAGTCTGCACCTGCCGCATATTCACTACCATAAGAAGGTAGAACAGCATGTTCATTTAACTTCTTGATATTTATAATTGGCTTTACGTTCACAACTCTTGTTGTATAATCTGCTCTTTTTAATATTTCTTTCATTATTTTTGCACCTTTAATATACCTTTCTTAATCATTTTGTTTATTTCGTTTTCAATGTTTTCTTTTATAATAATATTAACCTTACTACTAATACTCTTGTCATAAAATGGATAATAAGTAGTACCATTATTTCTAATATCATACGTAAATGTCATATCTTCCAAATTGATATAAAAATAAGCATAGGTTGTAGTTATATCATTATATTTATAAACTGGAATATATAGTTTGTAATCACCTGAATCTTTATATCGAAAACCATAATTAATAAGCATCAGTTTTGTTACTGCTTTATTGACTTTGAAATTCGTATTCATAAATTACTTGTCTCCTTATTTACATTTCTGTTATTTTGTCGTTTAAATATTTAAGATACTCGTCCCATTTGTCAATTATGTAGATATATTCCTTACCTTTGACACATTTGAGTCTCATATCTGCTTTAATATTCTCCCAAGTGTTCTTCTTTGTAACCAAAGTTTGTAGAAATGAGTTTGTAATTCTACCTATAGTTAAAATCTTGTCAGGAGAAATTTTAGACACGATTTGTTTGTACTGTGTCAATTTATCATCTGGAATCTTAAAATCAGTTTTGGGGAGATTTTTAGGTGAATAGGGACTTATACTTGCACCATTTGTTTTTGGTTTTAATAATGGAATTACTGTATCCGAATTGATATATTTGAACTTGAATAGCACTTCAGAATCCGTTTCACTTATATCAAATATGATTGATGGATTTGACTGTTGAATTGCCTTAACAATATTATGACCCCTTTGCAATGAAGGTATATATGCTTGTAATATGCTGCCACCAAAATGAAAAACTTTGTTTCCAAATTGGCAATCAATATACATATCTACATCTTCATATGTTCCGTTAAGTTTCCTGCAATAGTCGTTTGTATGAGAATCAATAGGAACTTTTAACCTGTAAATTCCTTTGAACTTATCATATAAGTAAGCTATATTTATCACCTTCTTTTAATATTCTTCGTATTCTCTTTCATTACTTACTTTTTGTGCTTTCTTTTCTGCATTATGTATAACTAATAAAGCTTCTTTTCTATCTGTAAAGATTGTTTTATTTAAACTATTATATCCAAATAAATAAGCGTGTTTATCATGTTTATCAGAACCACAAAAATATGTTTCTTCTACTGTCCTGATTTTAAGTTCACATAAATCATAAATACCTACTCCTGGTAAGATACGAGTATAATAGACAATGTTGCCTTTTTGAATATCTTCTTTAGTCATAATTCTCTCCTTGAATTAATCACAATATAAAATCACTTTGTTCTGAGCAAGAGATTGCTTTACATCAATTACATGCTGATTCTTGCTGCCACGCCATTTGAGTGTAAGGTCTTTCTGCTCATCTATATATTCTCCGTCAACAAGTACATTTACATTGGAAATTATCTTTTTTCTCTTTTCCCACGCTTCAGTGTCTTTTTTATCTAAAACAACACAATCAGCTTGTAATCCTGCAAAAGAACACATAATGTCGTTCCAACAAAAGCCAGTATATAACCAAATTGTTTTCTTAGGGAAGGAAATACGGATTTGTTTGACTAATTTGAGAACTTCATCAAGGTTATTTTCGTGTAGTGGATCACCACCACTGAAAGTAATGCCTGATATATAGTCTTTAGACAGTTCGTTGAATATCTCCTGTTTTGCTAATTCGTCAAATGGAATGCCACTATCAGGATTCCACGTTTGAGGATTTTGACAATTATAACAATGGTGAGAGCAGCCTGAGAGCCATAAAACGACTCTCAAACCGTCACCATTGTTCATATCATCATGTGTAATATTATGATAATTGATATGAACCACACTCCTTACATTGAAACTCTATCCGCAATTTCTGCATTCTTAGCTTCGTTATATCTTGTTTCGCCATGTACTCTTGTAAATCCCAAGTATCCGTTCATCCTGTCAATTTTAGTAATCATCTTGCTACCACATTTAGGACATGTATCCATTTCTACTTGCTGATATCCGCAATCTTCACAGTAGCACATAGCAAGATTTACTCCTTCATAAAAACCTTTATCCATTGCTCGAAGAATAAGTGTTTTAATAGCTTCTTTGTTATATCCGAGATTGTATCTGCAATACTGAATCTTTCCACCATTAAATAAATTCCAGAAACGTCCTTCTTTATCCTGTTTTTCAATAGGTGACATCTGTTCCGAAACATGGCAATGGAATGAATTACTTACATAAGGCTTGTCTGATACATTCTCAATAATTCCATAAATCTTGCGGAACTGTTCAATCTGAAGACCACACAACGATTCGGCAGGCGTGCCGTAAATTGCATATAAAATATGGTCTTCCTCTTTAATTCGGTTTGTATAATCGTTGATATATTGCATAACTTCTAATGCAAACTGTCCATCTTCACGAATAGATTTACCATTATAAAGTCTCTGTAATTCATTTAACGCAGTAATGCCATAACTCATTGTCATTGGTGGAAGAATCATTTTAATCTTATCTGTTGGCTTTAAATTACCTCCAAGCAAACCACCTTCACAGAAGGCAACTGGATTTACGCTTGCTCTTAATTCACCAATATAATCATATGTTCTTTTATGTAATCCACGAATTAACTCAAGATAATAATCAAGAACTTCATAGAAATCTTTAGACTCCCTACGAGCCTTTGCAAGAATCATAGGAAGATGAAGAGAAACAACACCAAGATTAAAACGTCCTTCAAATATTGGTTTATCATTTTCGTCTATTGGATGCATACCACCTTTTTCATACCATGGAGATAAGAAAGCTCGGCAGCCCATTGGAGATACTACTTTCCCATATTTCTTATACATTTCTGCAACATATCCATCACCTGTTAATGATAACCAATCTGGATACATTGTCTTACTGCTACAATCAAGACCAGCATTAAATACGTCTGCACTTGGATATTTAGCTGAACCATCTCCATGAAGATTTTTGTCATACAAAAATACAATCTTAGGAAATAATACAGGACGTTTAAACCCTTTCTTACCCTGTCCTTCTGAATGAACATTAAGAAGAGAAATAGCAGCCATTTTACCAAGAGTAGATGTGGCTAAACCAATTGTCATCGTGACAAAAGGATAGTCCCCTCGGCTTGATCCAACAGAATTTAACTTCATTTCAATACCCTGCCACCCTTGTTCAAAGTCACGCTGAACTTTGTTTGTTGAGTTTTTATTTGCAAGTTTATCAATAATAGGATTAAATGCTTTTTCTACAAATGAGATGTGCAATTCTCTCAACAATTCTTTAGCATTTTCTTTATATTCATTGACATATTTTTTATATGATTTTTCTGCATATGGTTCAAGAATTTTATCTACTTCTGGGACTGTAAATCCTCCATATTGTTGTGCGGCAGTAGAAAGAATGATATCTCCCATTACATCAAAAGCAGTATCAAGATAATTTGGTTCATTATACCAAATATTACCCATTTCAAAACCGCCCTTCATAACTTCGCCTACTCTAAACAAATCACAATTAAATGTATCGAGTCTTGCACTTCTATCATGAATATAAATATATCCATCTTTTGCAGCCTGTTTCTCATCGTGAGTTAAAAAGAACTTCTTATATAATTCTCCACTTAATTCATTATAAATAAGACTTCTTTTTGTTGCTACTAATGCTGAGTCTGTATTAGCGTTGCTTTTATCTCCAATATATCTAATAGACTGACTACGTTCATATACCTTGTCCATCATGTGTACAAAGTCTTTTTTGTAGTTTCTATATTCTTTATACATTTTTGCAACTGTTGGAAAATCTTCTTCCAAAACAGATTCTACAATGTTATGCATATCGTAAATTTCAATATCCGTATCTTCGTCATAACCCTCATCTATTTTTGCTAATACATCATTTAAAATCTGTGCATAATCATTGTCTGATAGTTCATACATGGCACGTCTAGCAGCTTTATTACATGCATCAATAATCTTCTGTTCATTGTAAGGTTCTATAGTACCATCCTTTTTTATTACATTGTACAAATTAATTTTCCTCCTGTGAAATAAATGTCCTTCTATACCATCTATCAGCTTTATATGAATGCCATTTTTCAATGACATTTTCAACGGCATTATCATTATCGCTTAATTCTTTGTTAAATAAGTATTTAATCTGCTCAATATTCATTAGAACATCAGATAATTCTTCAAAAAGATTTTCTCTAACTTCTTCTTCTGATTTTGGAGTTAAACCTTTTGTTGTTCTACGGTATTTTAAACATGACTGTATAAGTTCTGCACATTCTTCTGATAACTGGCATAGAATCTCTTCTTTTCCAAGTTTGTCTGCGATTTCAAATACTTTTTTATCCACTTTTATCTCCTTTCTCGATTTCATAAGAAATCAACCTTTCATTTAATGTTAATTATTTCTCCTCAAATCCAATAATTTTACCATCATTAATAATTACTCTTGTATTCGCGTTCAAATAATTCAATACAATCACCAACAGTAATATTCTCCATATTAATTTCTACAGTTTCTCTTAACATAATTAATCCTCCAATTCTGCTTTATATATCTGATAAATTATATTCCAATCCCAACAATGTTTACCATTCCATTTAATATTCCAAGGATAAATTTCACCAAAGCAAATCTTTGTCTCTGCGTTAGAAGTCTCAAGATTATGTGCAGAATCATCAATAAATAAGCCACCATTCATATCTATATGAGATTTATCTTTATATTCTTTAAGATTAACCCCTATAAATTGACAAAACGGAAGATGTTCTTTACACCACTCTTCTTTTGCTCTAAGATTTGGACTGTAACCAGAAGAAACAATAACAACTTCACCTTTTAAGGCGAATTTTCTTAAAGTTTCATAAGCTTGCGGCATAAATTTTAATTTATCAAAGAATCGTTGCTGATTGAAATATGTATTTATATATTCTCTACTTGCACAGTTAAGTTCTTCAAAATCCCAAGTCTTAATCTGTTCTGATAAAATATATTTATAATCACTGTAATACTTAAAATCTTCATTATATAAGTCACATATCGCAGCAATTGTATCTACAATAACTCCGTCAAAATCAACAAATAATTTATTAATTTTTATCACCCCCAATCTAATAATATATTTGGACATTCATTATTCTTGTCCAATTTGTAATTCTCTCTTTTGATTAAAACATTAAATGGAATATTTTTATCATGTCTTACACATTCAAGATGAGAACAATTACGATTACTACAATACATTTTAATATTCTCTGACGATTTTATATCTTTCTTCGTTTTCATCTATCTCCTTACATATTAATGCTGTTTCAAAAGCTTCTCTATGTTCATTATCAATAACATAATCAACATGCCACTTTATACCACGAAAATCTTTTTTATCAGCCTTATATCTACGTTTTGATTCAGTTTTATCGGAATCCCGATTGAACATACGTTTTTTTAAGGTTCTATTTGACACTCTTAAATAAAATGTTTTAAAAGAAATTTTATTATTGCTTATTATATTTTGAATTTTTTTATATCCATCAGGTGTTAAAATTATAACTTTCTTCCTGCCACGATAATCAGCAAGAAGACTTCCATAATACCAAGTTCCAGACTTAGTTTTATATTCCCTCCATTCTGCAAAAACACCATCTTCAATCATTTTCTTAAAAAGTTTTTCTGATATAAAATGATAATGAATTCCATCAATTTCCCTATTTCTTTGTGGTCTTGTTGTATATGTAATTATTTTTTCATATCCCATTGAGATAAGTTCTTTTGTAACAGTATCTTTACCGCTACAAGATTTACCAATTAGACAAATACTCATTAAACTCCTTCCTGAAAAATCTTCATGTCATTAATGAATTTTTCCTGAATTGCTTTATCTTTACTATATAAGCAAACTCTTATATTATCTAATAAATTTAAACTAAATATAGCCATAATAGATTTTGCATCAATTTCATATCTATAACTTTTTACTGTTATATCATCGTTATATTTTGTAACTGCTTCTATAAAACTTTTTACTTTTTTAATAGTATCAAGTTTAATGTCAATTTCTATTTCATTCATAATATATAATCCTTTCATTATTTATAAATACGAATTAACGAAATTTCTCCTTCAAATATTCCACCTAAAGTTGATACATCGCCTGTGTTCCCCCATTCATTCGAAATTTGAGGAATTAAAGTTGTTTCATCTACAACAAATTCAACTACCGAATCATTACTTATTGTATACTGCCCCAACTTATCAGTATGCTCATCTGATTTTGTATCAGCTAAAATACAAGGTATAATTTCACCAGATTCCATTACAATATCAAATTTAGTTCCAATACAATTTGTATAAAAAGAACCTAATGCACAAGCGTATCTACCATTAATTGTGTATATACCATTTTCGTTTAAAATATATTCAGATTTTAATGAGTATTGTTCTGAAGTATAATCAGTAATTAATCGAGCATCCATATAGCTTTTAAATGGCTTGCAACTTGGAACTTCAAAATCTTCATATTCGAAAATGTATGTTTCTACTATATCTTCAATTGTTTCTTCTGAACTTTCAGATAATGTATTTTTGTTGCTTATTTTGTTTTTATTGTATCTATATATACTTGAATATATAGATTGCTTTTCCTGTGCTGTTTCTAAAACAGTTAAATCATTATTGTTCATCCCCATAATGGGGACGACACATGAACATGTAAGGATTACACTCGCTGCAATTCTATCAATTACCTTACGAATCTTAAACACCCACTTTCTTCATATTTTTTTGTATATATTTTTACGTATGAGTCATTAGATGAGCCTGAATCAAAACCTATTGTCTTTAAGTTTATATCTATAATGCCAGATTCTTGTTTAATCTCATCTATTTCATTATTCTCTCTTGTGCCTACAGCAATATAAGAATTATCTGATACATTAGAAAGAAATTTTTTTAACTGTCCCGCCTTTAAATATGCTATTTGTAATCACTTCCTTCCTATTAAAATGTGTTACTAAATCATAGAAAGGAATTCTTCTTCTGAAATAATAGGAATGTTTAAAGATTTTGCTTTTTGATTCTTACTTGATGTAGAATTTATATCATTGTTAATAAGATAAGATGTTTTAGAACTTACAGAGCCAGCAACTGTACCACCATGAGCAACTATATCGGCTTTTAATTCATCACGATTTTTATAATGATTAACTGAACCAGTTACAACAAATGTTTTTCCTTGTAATGTATTGGGAACTTCATCTAAGATTAAGTTAGGTTTTTCAAATTTGAATTCATTCGCTAACTGAATTATATCTGAATAATGATTTTTCCAATAAGCATTAAGTGAGCTTATTAATGTATCTCCAACACCAGGTAAATATCTAAAGTATTCTGCCCCTTTGATTGTCATTTCATCAATAAATGTATCAAAATCACAATCAACTGCTTCTACAATCATTTTACTTGCTGTTTTGCCGAGTAATGGAATAGATAAAGCGTAAAGGAAACGCTCAAGACTTGTATTACGAGACTCTTCAATAGAGTTAAGAAGTTTTTCAATAGACCTTTTACCAAAACCTTCTAAAGCTTTCATTTCATTTTCGTGGGCTGATAAGTGATAAATATCCTTAATAGAATTCAACCAACCAAGATTGATGAATTTTTCGATTGTTGCCTCTGATAATCCGTCAATGTTAAGTGCCGACTTTGATGTTGCATGAGTAAGTTTTCCAAGTAATCGTCCTTTACAGTCCTCGTTAGCACAATAAAGAACTTCTGAATTATTCTCTTTAACAATCTTTGTAGGTTGACCACATATAGGACATTTATCAGGAATGTTTAATTCATTATACATTTCTTCATTGCCGTCCTTAAAAGGTTCACCTTGTTCAGCCCATCGAACCTGTGGAATTATAAGATTTGCCTTAAACACACCAATATGCTGACCAACCCAAGGTTTATCTAAAATTTCTTTCATTATTGAAATATTATGAAGTGATGCACGATTTACTGTACTTCCTTCTATTTTCACAGGGTTGAATACAGCAGTTGGACATAGACTTCCCGTCTTCCCCATTGTCCATTCAATATCTAATAGCTCTGTTTCTACTGAATCATTGAATATCTTATAAGCAATACCATTTCTAAAATGATGACTTGTATTTCCAAGCGATTTACCATAAGTTACATCATCAAACTTAAATACTACTCCATCTTGAGGAAGATTTCCTTTTTTTGCAATATTAATAAAATTATCAATATGTATCTGTAACTGATTAAATTCATTTATTGTAATATTATAGCACGGAACTATATCGAATCCTAAATTCTGAGCATTTAATAATCTTTTGTAGAATGAATTATCACTATCTCCTTCAACGACTTCCCAAGCATACCAAGATAATTTTCTATCTTTTACAACTGATGTATCGAGACTTGATAATGTGCCTGCTGCTAAATTACGGCTATTCTTATATTCTCCGTTTTTGTTAATCTCTGCAAAATCATCTAATTTAATTAATGCTTCACCATCAATTATATAAGTTCCTTCCTTATTAATATGTAATGGAACATTAGTAAACTGTTTAACGTGTTCTGTCACATCAGATCCAACTACACCATTTCCCCTTGATTCTGCCAAAATTAAATCACCATCTTTATAAGTAAGACGTACAGTTAAACCATCGAGCTTTACAGAAGCCACAAGATTATGATTATTTGCAAATTTAACAATCTCTTCTGTACTGTGGCACTTTTCAAGTGAAAGCATTTGTGTTTTATGAGTAACTTCTTTTATATTGTCTAATACTGTTGCACCAACGTTATGTGTTGGACTGTTAGATAACACAATGCCAGTCTCTTCTTCCCACTGTCTTAATTCTTCAAGCTTATTATCAAACTCTATGTCACTCATGATAGGCTGTCCAGTATTGTAATAAGCTTCGGACGCTTTATTGAGTTTATTGACTCTATCAACTATCTGATTTCTATTCATTGTTCTCCTTTCTTATCCCTATAAAATGAACATTTATTGTCTCTTAGGTTTTCTACCACAAGACTTACTTTCTGTACAATATCCAACCTCATCACATTTTGCATGAAAAAGATTATCTACAATCCACTTCCATTCATCTGAATATTCTCTTAATGCATTGCAAATGTCTTTGAATAATTCTCTGTATTCCCAATAAGCACGACTGCACATTCTTACTCTACTCATTTCAATAAGACTTCTTAAACTGCGTTTATCTACCATTTTTGTACAATAAGCTAATGGGAGTAACATTGTTGCATCTTCGATTGGTACTCCGTTATTTATGAGATGCTGAATATTAGTATTAATATATCTCATAACGCTATGCCATGTTGCAACAATATCTTCATCATTACTAATTGATTGTGGTGTTACATAACCAAAACCTTCCCCTTTAGAATAATCAATATATCTTGTACTTGCTTGTAATCTGCTTGCTCCAACAATATGAGTATAATATTCACGAATTGTTTTTGCTGAATATCCATCTATAACCATTTCAACATTTGGATATTCCATTACTCTACCATGACCTGATTTGATACAATCAAGACCACGCTTGTAATTTTTTTCATCATCTGATATATTAGCGTTCCAACAGCATCCTGCCCTTGCCCCCATTAATGTAATAGGGTTCTTTGTTGTTTCTGGTAAAATTGTAATTGTTCCCATAATATCATTCCTCCTTAAATGACCAACAGTAATCAACGAATCTATCAAAATTCAACATTACCTGATCATATATATCAATCTTAACTTCAGCTTCTTCTTTATTTCTACTAACCCAAGGCGATATAAATATTTCATATTCACATTTTGACCAAAAAAAATACATTAGTTCTCTTTTCAGTCTTTCTATAAATTCTCCTTTGGAGTAATTACCTTTGATTAATTTTTGAATCTCTTCATTAAATTTACGATGTTTAAAAATGTTATATGTAACAATCTTATTCTTATTAAAGTCATGAAAATATACATTCCATTCCATGTCATTAATGTCATTAGGAGACTTTTTATTTATATCTTTATTATAACAAATCCCATTTATTGACAAACTACACATAAATTCATTGCATTCTTTTCCTGGTCTTGGGCAACTCATATTCTTTATAACCTCCTTAATTTTTACAAGAAAGTTTAGTTTACTGTGATTTTGTTCAAAACAAAGTCTTCTAATTCTGGGAAATCTTTAAACATTTCTTCTGGCTTATGTTCTCTAATTGACTTGTTTAAATATAATGGATATATAATCCTTTCTTCTTCTGATATACTTGTAGTTTGTAATAATTCATATTTTCACCTTTTCTTTTTATATATTGTAATATTTAACTTGTATATGTAGTATTCTCTTATTGAATCGCAACAATCATCCCATTTTATATTAAACAAATCTTCTGCTTGCAATCTTTTTATGTATGTTTTATATTTTACATAAAGGAGGTATACATATGAATAAATTAAAAAATCACAAATTGGTAATCAAAAACATTTTCTTTACAGTTGTTCCAGCAACTATTTTTCCTTTAATTGACAATTTAGCAGTGTTTAATGAAACTTCTAAGATAGTTTTTATTATAATTGCCATTATTTTTATCATTTATCAAGTAGTTACTTTATCTTTAAAAGAAGAAAGAAATAATCAAAAGCTACATGATGATTTAGACAATTATCAAAAATACCAAATGTCTCAAAAAATTCTTAATAGTACCATAGAGGTAGAAAAGATTAAAAGAAATTTATTAAAAGTAGACATCCTCCCTGATCATAAAAAAGATGTACTATTATATAACCCTCATGAATTTGTAGAACAAATTTGTTCAAACATAAAATTATTAATATCCAATATTACCGAAATTGCATTAAGCTCATTTTCTGTTTCATTTATATATCAATATCCAGAGAACAATTCAAACTGGCAATGGATAACAAGAAAAAATAGTACAATAAATAACGACTTAAATAATTTTATTATGGATGATAATTTCCACTCATATTTTAACTATATAATAACCAATAATCTTTCATCTCATTTTGAAAATAATAAAGAAAATCTCGTTAAAGAAGGACATTATTGGATAAGTGAAAATGATAAACGCTATTCAACACTTGGTTCTATTGCAAGTTATAAAATGACATTTATGAAAAACGAAACAATATTATGTGTTGGATATTTAGTCATTTCTACATATGGAACAACTTTTGTTGAAGACGATGATCTAGAAAAAATAGAATATTTTAACAATCTACTCACCAATAATATAATTCCGTCTTATCGCCATTTAATTGAATCTGAACTCGGTTTTATGTATGTAAGACATGATATTATGGAAAAATCCAACCCATAATAGAACAAATATGACTATTATTTTCATCTAAGAATGTTTACATCTTCTGGCATTCTTAGATGAAACTGTCGATTACTCTGCAATTTCATATTTCAATTTTGATATGTCGTATCCCATTTTTTCTAATTCATCAATCCACTTCTGTTTTATTGGACATGTAGCAGTAAAGTTTTTAAACTGTGTTATACAATGATAAACACAATCTCCAATTTGTTGTTTACCGTATCGAAATTCTTTTAACCCCCTTTCATACTCTGAATTTGTAACATATTCCGTTCTAAATGGAGAATGTGGTTTATCTTCTTCTCCAAGAACAACACCAACCGCAATATCTTCACCATTTACATTTATGTATACATTGCTAATTTTATATTTCATGTATTTTACCTCCTTAGCAAATCCGTCTTTCATTGACTTTTTGAGTCTCTGAAACGCCCTATTTATGGGCATTCCAAAAATTCTCTATTGTATTATTCTCTACAGTTGAGCCAATAAACTCTTAATTGGCTCTCTACTCATATTTTCTTTTGCCCATGATATGTAACTTGGATCTGACTGAGCAACATCAACAAGCTTCTCGTCACTATGCTTTCCAAAGTTCAGAACATAATCCTCTAACTTAACAACTTCCTTTTTTGGTACTTCAAATCCATCAAACAAAACTTCAATATCTTTACGACTTGCAAGGTAGTCTGCTAAATGTAAAATTGTCTGATATTTGTTTTTGGGCAATGGTAATACCGTTGAACTTCTTTTATCAGTATTCCATGCACCCATATGGCTCTCAATTGTAGTTGCAATCATTTCGATTTC